CCCTTCTTCAGAAAACATATGATACACACCAGTATCGTCCTTTCTCAATAAAATATTGGCGATTCCGGCTCCCGACTCGGATGGATGAGTTGGAACAAATTCAGCGGCTCTATATGTATTCAATTCCTCTTCTTCGTTTTTGAATTTAGGTAGAACATCATCCAAAACATCTTGACACGGATTAATATAACCATGTTGTTTCGGATCAAATCCTACACATAAAATGACTGTTTTGTATTCCTGGATAGAAGACAACGCTGATGCATTCATTCCTTCTTGAAACAACGGTGTGACCAAATCCGCACCGTTTTCATTTCTAACAGTTTTTACAAGAAAATCAACCGTATTATATTTTACCGGTTTCCATTTGAAAGAATATTCCCATGTTATTTTTTTCATTGGTCCTTCCTGTCCTACTTTGTCAGAACCCACGCCAAAATGTGCGTGTGTAAAAATAAGTCCATCCGTATTATATTCATACAATCCTTCTTCCACATTCCTTAAAATATATTGACACGCAGCAAATATTGAATCTTTCTCATTCAATGGATAAAATTTCTTACTCTCAATACGCATTGCATCACCAGATGCAACAGATTCCGGTCGCAAAGTAGCTATCACGTTTTTAAGCAAAGGCAAGCGCGTATTACTATCAGTTTTATCCGTACCTCGAGGAATAAACCCATAACTACGCACATTTTTTCTATGAATAAAATAAATATCAAACGCAATAAATAGGTTGATAAAGTTACCTTGTTTATCGTGCAATACGATTTCACCATCAAGGAGTGTTTGTGATAATTCTTTATTTTGTGTTATTGTACCAGTGAAGGCGATTTGCATATTGGTACCAATGAGATAAATACGTCCGTTTTCTGAAATATACAATAGACTACGTTCTCCGTCTGCTTTTTCAGTCACTGTATAATTTTTTCGTATATTCGGAGCATTGGATGCTTCATCAAGGGGTGCAATATTAACGAGTTGTAATGTATAAGAAGACGGACCAATGAAATATTTCGGCTGTACATAGGGTGCAATTCGTTCTTTCTCCATAAACAAAGACAAATATTCTTGATAAACATTTCGTTGTTCTGTATAGGAAACAGGAAAATTTGTTCCTTGTAATCCCATCAAAACATATTTTACTGATTTTCGAATGTCTTGTAGCAATGCTTCCACTGTTGGACATTCCGTCCCAGGTCCAATGTTTTTGTTTATTATTTCCAACTCGATTTCGTAGAATTCAGGGTTCGTAAATACACCTGATTCTTCAGCAGTATACGTCATTTCATATTTTTTTCGCTCTGAATTGTAGCGCGAACTTTTTACAATACTCATATCGAGACGTATAGGTAGGTCTTTATGTACAAGTGAAATACGGTTCAAATAACGGAATGATTTTTTTGTTTTCTCCCAATTATCTATAATCGACTTGACTATACCTGAATTTTTACTAATTGTTTCCTCTGTTTGATACGAAATACGGAAATTAAAATCGTCTACATTGACTGGTTTGAAAAAGATACCTTTATCTTCTTGTCCTTCCTTTTCTCTGTATAATTGTTTTCTATAGAAATCCATACGAAAGGAACTCGTCGAAGTTGCCAATTTTTTGACATCATTGTGTTTACAATATTCTTGGATGCCGTGGAAACCCTCTATTTCAAAGCGTATATTGGAATCACGTACAATACCTGTAGCTGGGTCTAAAAATTCACTATTCACTCGCAACAAATAAGAACCATTGTCATTGGCGCATGTGAATCCAAGAGACTTGCATTTTTGAATAACATTGTCATAATCAATTTTAGATACCGATTTTACACCTCTTGTTCCGAAACGGATTTCGAGTTCGTCGTTTTTATATGGTTTTTCGACATAAGGAGTGTTTGACCAAAAGGTACGTACTAACTGTTCCATATCATTGTTGCCTCCCGGTGTTTTAATACCTTTCTCTCGATTTGCATAAGACCTTTTATTAGGATTCATTATAAAGATATATATATAGTTACTACATATATTTTTATATTCTTATTTTCAATTTTTATCCGCTTTATACATTTGTATAACCAACATTAGTAATTTGTGTACTGCCTCCCACATTCCCCATTTTGGAAAACGCCTTATACATAATATTTTCTGGTTGATAACTGCATTTTTTCATATTTAAATTTCGAAAATATGTATTTGCTTGACACGTAGGTGCGACTTTGTTTTTATAAATAAAAGGTACATCTGGTTGTCCATTTTTGTTATTAGGGTTTGAACCACGTAATCTACGAAGGGAAGAAACGTTGCTACTGATTGTATCAACGGTTAATTTCAAAATACGTGTACTACTGGATACGCCGCCTTCGGCGGCAAATTGTGGATTGCTTGGTTTATAATACACTTGTTTACATCCACGAGAAGAACCACTACCTGCAGAAGGAATACCTACATACGGATTGTTGATAAAATTCTTGTAAATAGTAGTAGCGAGTTCTCGGTTTCCATCTATGGTTTGTAAAAATGCATACAAATCAGGAATGGTTCCCGGTGACTTTTGCTGAAACAGTTGGATATCCGTTGGAGAAAAGACATTGGCAGCCATTAATATACCAAATAATTTCTGTGTCAATTCATTTTGACTATTTTCAGATGTATCAGGATAACAATTAGCTACATACAAACGTTCTTGATGTTTATTTTGTGAATTGTTACCATAAATGGACGATGTATCAAAATTAAATGCACGTTGTTCAAAAGTTTGACAACGGTTTTTATGATATTGCTCAATACTTGTAAAATATTGTTTGGGTAAATTTGTATTCGCAGGTAAAACACGTCGTTTTGCTTTTCTCTCTTCATTACAACAAAAAGGTGCATTTGTTGATATTTGTTCTGGATTGTTCGTCAAAAATGGTTCTGGTGCATAATTTGCGACAATGGAAACACCTGTGCATTCAGCTTGCGATGTGACATTTGTATTGCTATTCTGTTTCACGGAAAATTGTCCAGGTCGATCAATAAGTTGTCCAATAGTTGCAAATGATCCTTTGGATTCGCGATTGTATTTGGATGGATCTGTAGGATCCAAAGAAATAATCGTTTTTGGATTGGTTCCCTTTCTATATTGCCATTTCATTGGACGTGGTAAGCCGTGCTTTTGAATAGCATTATTTGTAGGGTCATTGTTTGTCAAAGGACGAATATTACCAGAAGTATTGGCTATAGGATAATTATATGGCGTTGTTCCCTTCCATGTCTTGTATACAGCTGTTCCTAGAGGTCCATTGGTAGTATTGTTATAAGAATCTTGATTCAACATCTCTACTTTATCCAAAGAAAATAAAGGTGGCTATCAAAAAAATAAACCCAAGTAATTATATATTATGATTCTCTCTTTACAAAAAACATGGATACCTTTGTTGTCTCTTTTTTTCTTATGGCTTATAATATATCAAATATTTTTACCTCCTTTGCTAGAAGGATTGGAAAATGCGACAGATTATAAGGACTATAATACAAATGATCCCAACAATGCTCTTATTTTATCACAACAAAATGCAGGAAATATTGCTTATTTGAAAGATAAACTAGATGAATTGTCTTCTTTAAAAGCAACAGTGATGGATAATTGTGGAAACATTGTTGAATTAAATAACCAAATGTTGACAATTATGCAACAACAAGCAGGTGCTACTCAACAGATAAATGACTTGACAACACCAAATATATCGGGATTAACATAATAGAATGTGTAAAATATAATGTATGTATATTATAACATGGCGGATACTACTTCTACAAATACTTCTACAAATTTATTTCAACAATCATTAGGTGGAACATCGGATATGGATGCACAATTTTTAGGTCCTAGTTATGATTATTCTAAAAATATAAAACAACCGTCTGATATTGGTATGTCAGATGAAGGTACATTACCTGCACTAGGGAAAGATGTGAATGGTTTGATTGCCTATACAGAATTATTAGTAGAAGGCACAGGGAATGCAAGTGCTACCGGAAATCCTTTAGGTAATAAATTGTTCTTATTAACAGGACAAAAATGTAACGATATTGTTACAAATGAACAAGTTGATCGTTATATTTATATAGACAATGTTCCTAATGGAAATATTCCTTTTATTTCATCGGGAATGGGTATGAATTTTACTGAATTCAGAGGTTTGATTCCTGGTATCATGAGTAATATGAATGCGTTTAGTCCGTACGGTATGATGCAAGCATTCATGACAGGTTCTGTCCCTGATTGTCAACCCATCACAATGGAAGTGATTGATTCGAATAATTATAAAAGCAAAGAAACACACTATGTAACTACGGTGGACATTAATAATCTTGACCCGTGTAGTTTTCCAGATGGTCATAATCCAGGTACTGACAAAACTTGCAAACAAGGATTTTCAAACATAAAACATTCGTGTAATAAATGTGCACGTCTTCCTCGAAATATATGGGTTCAATTATATTATATTTTTTTAATTTTATTGGCGGTTTTCATTTTTTATCGGTTACTTTTATTAACATCTGTGAGAAAAATGTAAGAAAAATAACAACTATATTTGTTCGTTGTTATTTTTGATTTCTTATGTATGCGTTTTCTTAGTTTTATTTTTTCCTTGTGATCGTCCCTTTCCACCAGCAATGGCTTGAGTCATAGTCATTTGTTGTGTCTGGTTTTGTAGTTGGGTAGACGCTTGTTTGGCATTTTTCCATTGTGATTTGGAAGTAAATTTTCTTGAACTAGAAGAAGGCTTGTATCCTACAGAACGCGTTCTACGTTTACCACCATTATATTGTATTTGATTATTTTGTTGTCCAAACCAAGAACGCCAAGAACCAGACCCATACCCAGAACCAGACCCATACCCAGACCCAAACCCAGACCCAGACCCAGATCCAGACCCAAACCAAGAACGCCAAGAACCATTAGAAAATGCATTTCTTGCATTATTTAAATAATATGAAAAGGATTCAAACATACCTCACTATATACAATAAAGCAAGAATTTAATTTATAATTCTTGTATAATATTTTACCACATCATTCAACCTCCATAAGCTATATATTCACCATTTCTATAAAAATGATACGAAGGAATATAGCCAAATTCATTTCGTCTAAATATTTCTACGCGACAATGAGGATTGTTCACAGATGCTTGTATCGCATCCTCTTTGGAAAGAATCACAACAATATCATCCCAGTCTGAACCCTTTATCAATACATAAATAGAAGTAATTGTAGAAACATCCATTTATATAAAAAAGGATATAAATCTTTATATTCATTTTCATAATATATTAAAAGCGATAATGGGTTAGCGATAATGGGTTAGTATCCTGGTTCTCGTATCGCACCACTATTGCATATACCACCTTTTGTGCATACTGTATTATAGACCGCTCTGCATTTTGGTGGTACGACGCATCCCGCACCACGTACGCGTTGCAATGAACTTCGCACATCATTTGTATTATAATTTTTATATGACAAGGGATCTGACGATGGTAAGCCTTGTTTATAAGAACTTTTCCCCACTGCACGACTTTTTAATGTGGATGTATACAATGACGATGATGGTGGAGAAATATAATTCATATGTCCTGTCACCGGATATTCATTTTGCGAAGATGCTGAAAAAAAACGAAAAGGTTTCGCATTCATAATAACTCGTTCTCTCGCAATTTGTTGTTGCTTCACAGAAGTCGCCGTTCGCCAATATTGTCTACGTGCTTGTGCGAATTCGCTTGCGTGGTCTGCTGGATAAAATTGAGGTGGGTTCGGATGCACACCTGTCAATACACCTAAATTATGCACACCGGATATATTGGGTGTCTGTGATGAATTCAATGGACCAATCGTTTGTGATGCTGATGGACGAATATAATAAGAAGCCACATTCTGTGTCATAATTCTTATTATATATACGTGTGTATAAAATATGCACACAATTTCCTATTATTGCCATTTAATATCTGCGAATAGCACGCCACGCACTCTGCTGCGAGTGACTATCATCTCCAGAATACGATAAATCATTATAGTTCTTTGATATTGCCTTTTGTTTCAAATATTTGGAATAATCTGAACTATCATAAACATAACGTCCATTACACGAACCAGCTGGAACACCTGTTCCATCACAAACACTATGAATAGCACCAAAATGTCCCTTGAGACCACGCAAACTGGGGCGACTCTGAAACGTCTGGCACGAACCTCCACATGAATAATTAAGTCGTCCTAGTAAATCACCCGAGTTATTCACTGCACGAAAAGGGGTAACAATGCGTCCCATTTTAGCTTCACGTAATTGTTGTTTATAACTTGTGTTCCAGGCTTGAACTAATTGAAAACGTTGTTGAACCACATCTTCATCACTCAAATCTGTCGTTTGCACGGCTGTAGGAATAAATCCACGCACTCCTCCACCTAAAGATGAATAGGCAGGATTATTGGGACGTAATTTAAATGTTTGTTTTACAGAATTACTTGGATGTTGATTACCAATTGATGTCATTTATATAAGACAATAAAAAAATGTGAAATGATTTTTTTTATATATATTTATACATATGAACAAAATCAATTGGAAACAACTCGGCATTACCACCATCATATTCCTTATTCTCGATTTTATTTTCTTGTATACAATGAATCCCGTATTTCAATCTCAAATCATTGCTATTCAGAAAAAAAAAATATCAATGAAAATAATTCCAGCCCTTTTGTGCTACATTTCTCTCATTTTTATTATTTACTATTTCATTATTCTTCCAAGACGTTCATTGATAGATGCTTTTTTCTTGGGATTGGGGGTTTATCTTGTTTTCGAAACAACCAATATGTCTTTGTTCGATCAATGGAAATGGACCACGGTAATAATGGATTCTCTATGGGGAGGTATTCTATTTACAATCACTACTTACTTGGAATACAAAATAGATGCTAAATAAGAAGTATATAATCAATCCTTGGAATGCAAAGTAAACGGAATAAAATAAAATGTTAAAAATAGATGGATAATATTCATATTCTGAGATAAGGAGGCTAAATAAGAAGCATATAGACAAGCAAAAATTATCATTGTACTATCTGCTAATATGGCAAACAATCCTAGTTCCTTGGAATAGGTTTTGAATAAATCAAGTACTTTATTGAAACCGTGTGGCGTCGCAGTAAAAAAAAGATAAAATATATAATCATGTATTATTTGTATTACTATAGCGAGACCAATAAACAAGACAATGGAGAAAGATGAAAACAAAAAAGGATAACAAAATCGAGTAATAATAATACCAATTATAATAATCATAACATCACCAATAATTGCAGATAAACCATATTGTTTGTACCATTTATGCAAATAAACAGAATGGATAATTCCATTATGAAGCAGAAAAAGATAAGTCAA